TGTATCGTCATTTATAGCTATAACATCAGACGTACCAAAACCTTCGGGAACCCACTCGGAGAAATCCACTCGCTCTTCATAGAATTGTTCACCGCCTACGCTGGTCACATAATCGACATATTGTTGAACATAATCGGCCATTTCATAAGACACTGACCAGTTATTCATTTCTTCTAAAAAATTGCCAACGTACGCAAAAGCATTACCACCATTTAAAAGCGTCAATTCTGCCAATTCATGCGCCGCCGTGCCTTCTTCGGCGGCAGCGCTTGAAAAGTCTTTAATGCCCTTCTCAGCTTCGACAGAGCCGAGACAGTTTAACCATCTATGAGCACCTGAAGCGCTCAACTTAGCGTGCTGTATTGGCATGTTATAGCGCCCCTATCTTGTTCCGAGCAATAACCAAGCCTTCTTCGTTTAAATCGCTGACAAGCTTAGCGCCTAAATCTGATAAAATGGCTTTGATTTTAGCCTTGTTTTCTTTGTTTTCTCTTGATTTTTCTAAACATAGCTGGCGCACGTCGTCGCCTGTTATACCTGCTTCTGCTTCTGGTTCTGCTTCTGGTTCTGCTTCCGCTTCTGGTTCTGCTTCCGCTTCTGGTTCTGCTTCTGGTTCTGGTTCCGCTTCTGGTTCTGGTTGTAAAGTTGTAGCATTGAAAAACTTTTCAAAATTAGAGTTTAGTTGTTCAATTTGAGCGCTTAGTTTTTTGATTTCTGTTTCTAACATTTTTGCTTTTCCTTTTTGGATTGTGTTAAGGTGTGGTTACTTTAAAACGTTAAGGAGAAATTTACAAGTGATTTACTACAAAATAATTTCGCATTTTGGCAGTCATGCCAATTTAGCAAGGGCGCTAGACGTATCACGCGCAGCGGTTTCGCAGTGGCGCGCCGATGGTATACCTGCGGCTAGGGCTATTGATATTGAAAAATTAACGGGCGGCAAGTTTAAGGCCGTTGATATAAAGAAAGGGTGCGAAGATGAGCAATAAAATAATAACTTTCCCGCTAACAGCTAAAAAGTCGCCAGCTTTTAAGGGCGATTGGAGAAATTACAAAGGTGATGTTAATACGGCGCTCGTTGGCGTAGCAGTGCCTGAAGGTTTGATCATTTTAGATCTCGATACTTATAAAGGCGTAACTATTGATGATATAGAGTCGGTTTTGGGATGTCGATTGAATTGGGATGAGGCCGAGTTACAACAAACTTTGAACGGCGGCTTGCATTATGCTTTTAGAGTTGGCGCGGGTGTGGATCTTAAAAACGGCTCGGATCTTTTAAGCTGCAAAGGTTTTGATACTAGGAGCGCGGGGAAAGGGTACATTGCGACGGGTGAAGGATATGAAAGTTTAAATTTTTTATCTGTTAAAGAGTCTTTCTCTTCACCTGAAGCCTTCCCATGGTTGCCGTCTGAGGCGGTCGAGGCTTTGCGCAACGGCAGCCATGCGGAGGGCGAAATCGGTTTATTGGAGTCAGTGAGCGCGCAACCTTTAAACTTGGACGCTGGCGACGTTGCACTATACATGAGCAAGCTAACGGCCCAACATGCTGAGCATGACTGGTTAACTGTTATGTTTGGGTTATGGCATCAAACGGAGGGGAGCGAAAGAGGTTGGGCTTTGTTTGATGAGTTTAGTAAGTTATGTCCTGAGAAATACGACCAGCGAGGCAATAGATCGCGGTGGGAGTCGTGCGGCAAAAATAGCGGTGTAAATAGAATCACATTTGCAAGCGTTATAAAGTTAGCAGGCGGTAACGCAGTAGTCGAACATGACAAGTTTGAAAAGCTAAAAATAAACGTCGAAGCTTGTGAAACAAAAGAAGCTTTGCAGGTTATTTTAAACGATGTGGCAATGTTTAGAATGGACGCCTTAAACAGTACGATAATTAATAAAACGCTTGTAAAACAGTTTAAAAACGTACTAGGCGAGACGATCAGCGAATCACAAATCAAAAAGATTCTAAAAAGTAAGACGGATAAAGGCGGTTCTGAATTTTACGAAGATTATATTTTCCTAACTCAAAAAGGCGAATATATGAACAGAGAAAACAAAACGGCAATGGGACCGCGCTCTTTCGATGTGCAACATAGTAGAGACACGCCAGCGGATAGTGACGGGAATCCACAATCAGCAACGTATTACGCAAACGACAAAATCCAATGTGTTTACACGGGTATGTATGCGCCGCCCTTCGGCGATGTGTTTGAATATGGCGGCGTTGAGTATTTCAACACGTTCAAACCCACAGAGCTAAAACGAGTTAAACAAGGTACCACTGATATAGTCGAACGTATAAAAGGACACGTTGCGCATTTATTAGCTGATGAGAGAGAGCAGGAACTTGTTATCAATTACCTGGCGCATAATGTGCAATTCCCAGGCAAGAAACTTCAATGGTCTATGATTTTGCAGGGTGTCCAGGGTGATGGTAAAAGCTTTCTGGCTGAAATGATGAAGCATGTTCTAGGCGTTACTAATTGCCGAACGGTTACGGTTGAATCACTTGATGAGAAGTATACTGCATGGTCGGAAGGTAATTGTATGGTTTTTATCGAAGAGCTAAAACTGGATAACTATAAAAAATACGAGACGCTTAACAAGTTAAAACCTTACATTGCAAACCCGACGATCTCAGTTCGTAAGATGCAAACAGACGTATATGAAGCAATAAACACTACAAATTATTTTTCACTGACTAATTTTAAAGACGCTTTACCGATTGATGATAATGATCGCAGGTATTGTGTTTTGTTTTCAAGGTGGCAAAGCGCAAACGCTCTATTGCAATGGACAGCAAACCATCAAGATTACTATAGCAACTTGTACGATGATATGAGGAAACATACAGGCGAAATTTTAGACTTTTTACTTAGTCATAAGATACCTGATAGCTTTCTAAGGCTTACGAGAGCGCCCGACACTGACGCAAAGCGGCAGATGATAAGTATAGCTAAGAGTGACGATTATCTGATCGTTGAGGACGCTATAAACGAGTTCAAATGTTGGGATATAAACGAGCATGTTATCAATATAACAAAACTCCAAAATTGCATAGCTAATTCGTTTGAAAGTGACTATTCGATGTTCCCAAAAACAAGCAGGTTGAAAAACATCCTGCAAGATATGTCTTATCACTTTATAGGCGTATATAAAACCAAGGGCACCAGCCGCAAAAATCAAAGGGTGTATTGTACTGATGAAAATCGCAAAGCTTGCGATTTTGCAGAAGAAGACGGCGAGTATATTCCGTTTTAATTTTTTTTAAAATTTGAGGACAAAGGCGGGGACACGTAAAATCCCCGCCTTTTTTTTGGTTCCGTGTCCCCAAATTGACGTTATTTTGTCCTCAAATCGATTTTAACTTAGGGACAGCCAAAAAACCTTATATATTATATACTTATACTATTATGTCCCTATGTCTGCGAGTATATATAGATACAGTATAGAAATATAAAAAATATAAATATATATAAAATAGCTCGTATATAAGTGTTTTTCGTATATAAGGGGAGCGATGTGCTTAGGGTTAGGGACATGCAACCAAAAACGATTTTTTATAATAAAGCCTTGCTATCGCATTTTATAGCGTGATAGTATTACAGGACTTGTAAAACGAGGTGTTAAAAATGAAAACAAGACAAGCCAAATATTTGCAGGGATTAAGTTCAAAGGGATTAAAAAAAGCATGCTACGTTATACCTGCAGATAGCGAGCAGAGAATTAAAAATTTTATAGACAGATTACGAACAAAACATTTGCGAGGTTTAAAAAATGAAAAAGAAATTTAACTTATTTATTAGTGCTGAAAAATGGGACTGGCAAGACGATTTTAAAATTCGCGTTGACGGTTTCGACTACGCGTGTACTGCTAATGTTGGCGAACATTTAACAGTAATCCCAATTTGTGAACGTGAGATTGAAATAGACGTACCCGAAATTGATAAAAAAACTTTTGTGGATGTTGAGATTGAACAGCTACAAAGCGAAATTGCGCAAGTTAACGCGAGCGCTTATGTAAAAGTGATGGAGATTAAAGACAAAATTAATAAGCTTCAAGCTTTAGAACATCTAGAGAGCGCCGACAATGACGACAGCTAATGCGATTACAAACGGCCAAGGCGCTCGCATTTCTTTGGCCGACAGTCTTCAAACGACAAATTCACACTATGATGATAAAGTTGAGCGGGTATTCGGCAAGACTATCAACTATAGATCAACGACAATGGGCAAAATAAGCCACAGGGGAGGCTTTGACCTTTTAGCTATGCGGTTACAGCGGGAACACGCTTTCACGCTTCACAGCCCCATAGAAATCGCTTGTGAAGGTAAGCGTTTTTATATTAGGGAGCCGTGGAGGTATCAAACGGGTTCAGATCACGCCAGGAAAAGGCGAACCTGGGCGTTGGACGGTTCGAGTATATTTGAAAGCATTGAAAAAGAAGGTTATGTGAATCCTAAAGCGATTGATAAAAAGCAATAATGCTATATACTTGGAATTGAGTTTCGTGCTCGCTAGTAGACCCAAAAATCAGAAAGGTCTGCAAACTGAATCTGATTTAATAAAAAAGCCGCTTTGATTAATTCTAAGCGGCTTTTTTTTCAATATACTTGTATATACAAGGTTAATCCCCCGCTTTAATCCCCGCTTCACTTTCACAACTAATTTAAAATAATTTAAAATAAAACTAGACACCGTTAAACCTATTTGATACTATTACCTTACTGACTACCACAACGGAGAAAAAGAAAATGAATAAGCCAGATTACCCTACTGAAGTCGATTATCAAGATTTAAACAAATACCCGAATATGATTATCACAGAATGCGGCGATGAAAATTTATACTTCACGTATGAAGACAAATGCTACTTTTGCAAGTGCCTTTAAGGCACTTTCACAACTAATTTAAAATAATTTAAAATAAAACTAGACACCGTTAAACCTATTTGATACTATTACCTTACTGACTAACACAACGGAGAAAAAGAAAATGAAAGCACCAAGCGTACAAGAAGTAAAAAGCATGATTGATAGCGGTATGATCACAAACACCTACGACGTGCTAAGGCATTGCGAGTGTTGGGGCTTTAGCAAGTGGGATACTGAAGTTTTAAGAGTTTACATGCTACACGCCAAATAAGGAGAAAAAGAAAATGAGCTATGAATTTGAAACCGAAATACTAGGACTTAAAATGACGGTTGAAGGTGTTTTTCATCCAGGCGAACCAGAAACATTCGATTGTCCCGGCGAGCCGCCATCGTTTGAAGTATATGACATTTACTTCAAGGGTGAAGAAATCGAAACTGACGACCTTGCAGACGAAACCTGGAAGCGATTAGAAGAAGAAGCCTTCCAAAAAGCGCATGATGAATACGACCCTTATTAATTTTAAAATGAATAAACTAGGGCTTTAAGCCCTAGTAGGTAGGTTAAAAAATGAGCGAAGAAAAGCAAACAGCGTCCGAGCAAGCGAAAAAAATAGGTTTAAAAAGTTTAACGGAGGTTTCAAATATAACGGGAACCAGCTTACAAACTCTCATAAATTGGAGCAAAAACAAGCCGCATTTATTTAAATCGGTTTTGTATGGTTGTTCAGTAATTAAACAAATAGAGCGGGAATAACATGGCATCAAAAAACGACATAACAGGCGACGAGCTAAAAAGCAAGCCGGTAAATAATAATTATAGGGACAATTTTAATGCAATTTTTAAAAAAAAGACTGGAAAAGTGGAAGCCGATGAGGTTCACACTGAGCGAAGCGGAGCTACAACGATTAAAAAATGATCGTGATTTGTGTCTACGCTTTGCGCGTAATGCGGAAAACATTGAGCTTTTTATTATGAGGATGATTAAAAATGATAACTACTGACTGGGGACAAAAAAACGTGATTGAACAAAACGACAATGTGAACAAGCCAAGCCATTATCAAGTTTTGCCAGGTGTCGAAGTTTACGACATTAGAGGCGCGATGATGAGCAAAATCGACAAGAGCGTGCCTTTTGATCAGGTTTCAGACTGGGATAGAGCGAGCGAGTATCTTTTTCGCATGTGGGGAAAGAATGGCCTAGAAGACGCTAAAAAGGCCCGTTGGTACTTAAACAAGCTAATTGAGAAGATGGAGTTAGGGGAATGATAGATTGGTTAAAAGTGGCCGAAAGCAATAACATGACCATCGCAGACTTTGAAAAAGAGCTTTTCAGTGCTGCTGCTGTACTGGGCACTATGCGATTAGATAGCAGCGAAAGTGACGCCATTGTTTTTCGTTGTTCGGATGATGTTGGTAAAATTAAAATGACTATAACCAGGTGTAAAACAAAATGATTAAATTTAAAAAAACAGAGCTAGACTCACAGCTACCAAAGCGAGCCACGGACGGGAGCGCAGGGTTTGACTTGCATCATGCTGGGTATTCCACAGTATTGGAACCCGGTGCTCGCCAGTTGTTTAAAACAGGAATTATTTGCGAACTACAACCTGAAAAAGTCGGCATTATTAAGCCCCGTTCAGGTTGGGCTTTGAAATATGGAGTCGATGTTATGGCAGGCGTGATCGACTCAGATTATCGTGATGAGATAGGCGTTATTTTAATTAATCACGGTAAAGAACCGTTGCATATTTACACTGGTGATAGAATAGCGCAGTTGCTCGTTGTGGACTTTGAATGGCAATCGACAGAGACAGAAAGATTGAGCGAAACGAAACGAGGCGCTAGCGGTTTCGGGTCAACTGGTATACAATAAAAAAGCAATATCTCCAATGTTAGTTAGTTAGTGTTTTTTAGGCCGCACCATTTGCGGCCTTTTTTTTAAAAGGTTTTTGAGATGCGAGATATAAAAAAGATTTTAGTACACTGCGCCGCCACTCCACCAAGCATGGATATTGGCGCAGATGTGATCAGAGGATGGCACGTTAACGAGCGCGGGTTTCAAGACATAGGCTATCATTACGTTATCAAGCGCGACGGTACACTTGAACCAGGGCGCAATATCCGCATAGCCGGTGCGCATTGTCGAGGTCACAACTTTACGTCAATTGGTGTTTGCTTGGTTGGCGGTGCGGACGATAACGGGAAAGCAGAGGATAACTTCACAGACGCTCAGAAAATCACGCTTAGAGGTTTGTTAGACGTTTTAATAGTCACGTTTAAATGCGAGGTTCACGGTCATAGGGATATGCGCGGAGTGAATAAAGCTTGCCCGTCGTTTGACGTTAAAGAATGGTTTTATGATACCGCCGACACTGTTTGAAGACCCTTTTGGTATCGCTGTTTTTTTATTTGTGCTGATTCCGGTCGCACGTTTATCGTTAAAACTAGCTAAAGCGTTAAAAGATAAAGATAAAGATAAGGAACATTAAAAAATGGCGTATGATAATATCATAGCGGAGGTGGTTGGCGGCACGCTGTCAGGTCTACGTTTTTTCAAACAAGGTTGGATCATGGTGTTGCAGGTAGCAGTGACAGGTATAGCGCTTGCGCACTTTGTCGGTGCTGATGTCGCCAGGATGCTATTGCAATATACAGCGGTTTCAATATCATACGGTGCAACGCTTTTCTTGGTATCGTATTTAGGCCCAACTATTTTAAATAAAATTCTAGATATTATTAAAAACTTTGATCTTAAAAAGATCAAGATAGGCTAATTATGTGGTTTGATGTTTTCGTTGTTGCTACTCTCGGCATTATATACAATGTATTTCATTATCGTGTTGAATTGCGGCGAGAGGCAAGAGAGTATGCTATTCGAGAGCTAGAAAAAATAAAGACAGTTGCGGTGGTAGAGGATAACGACAGTGATTATGTTATTTTTGAGCATAATTTTAAGCTTAGAAACGTAATAATAAAACGGTATAGGTTTTCGGATAATCTTCATGTAAAATTTAATGAAGATAAACCTGATTTTGTAATAGCCGATTGCCACCTCCGTGGTAAAGGCCAAGCGCATAGAGTACGTAATGCCGCCACTTATGCCAAAGTGCAATGGGTTTTGATAACTGGATTGAATGAAGAGATTGAAGGCATACAGAAAAAGCGCATGTTTCGACGCAGGGCGAACAAGGAAAAGATTGAAAAACTTTTAAATTGGACTGGTAACAAACTGGGGTTAGAAAATGAAAAAATGGTATAATTCACGTGTTTTATGGGTAAATATTGTCGCAATGATTGCGACCTTGGCGACTGTATTCGGTGTTGATTTAGGCCTAACGGCTGAAGTACAAGCAAGTATTGTTGCTGGCATTATGTCGGTCGTTAATATCGTGCTTAGATTTGACACAGATGTGCCTATTGAGAAAGCCGTGAAATAATGAGCGGTTATGTTTTATTCGGCGCTATGGCTTTAGCTGGTATTGTCATAATCATAATGCTGGCTAAGCGTGTTGGTCGTATGCAAGAGATCGAAAGAAACGTCAAGCGCTCAGAGGAACTATTAAATGAAAAGCGTAAAACACGCGACAGGCTTAATGATGATGATTATATTAAGCGGGTGCGCGATGAATTCAACGACAGATAGTTACTGTTTAATATACGATCCCATTCGCAACTATCTGGACGCGCCAATATCGGTAATTAATCAAATTGACGCTAATAATGCTTATTATTTGGAGTTGTGCGGATTATGACTGTCATTTATGTCAACATGAGCAACACAGGGACAGATTCGCCGACAATCCCTGCCCCGTGGAGCTATAACAACTATATAGCCACGAAGGGCACAAGCATTCAGCAGGTTTCGGCTGATTTGAAAGACGAAAACAACGCGCCAACGGGGTTAACTCTCGATACGGTTAATGTGTTCACTGGTGCTATCGGTAGCACTGGCAATGCTTCAACGGGCGCGGGTGGCTGGCCTGTTGAGGTTTTCCGCTATAGCTGGTATATAGGTTCGGCACAAAGCCCTTCACGGCTGCGGATAGGTGGACTGACTAACGGTGACACTTACCGCATAGAGATTGCAGGTCATCAAGGTACACAACCAACTAGGGAAACCACGTTTACCGTGGGTGCTGAATCAGGTACTTACGACAATTCTGGGACAGCCACACCGAACGCGCCTTTGATCTTAGAGGGTGTTGTTAGCGGTACGGATTTAGATATTGATTGCCAAGTGGTCGATACGTTTTCGTATTTAACAGGCTTTAAAATAGAAATTAATGCTGGTTCTGGCGGTGCGCGTGATATTGTTTCGCCCGTGGTTAGCAGTATAATTAGCAATGTTAAAACTTCAATGCAAGGGTATTAAAAATGGCTCAATTATTAAACGGTACAGAAATTCGATTATCAGCAGGCTTGAAAGGTGTTGATTTTCGCATGAGTTCGGGTTCAGCAAAATTACAAATTTCAGTTGATGGTTCGACGTTTTTAGATATACCAGACACCGATAAAACAGAAAGCGTTAATTTTAATATCACGACCCCAAAATGTAAATTGAAAGCGATATTAACGGGCGATGCCGTTGCGCGTGTTAGAAAAATTTAAAATTAAAGGTATAGATAAATGACATTAATAATTGATCCGGATGATTTGAACCAGAGTACAGAAGTAACGATAGACACTAGCGCGAAAACAATCGCGCTATCCGTTGCGGGTAATTTAAGCAATGACGGTGTGACAGGTCAGGCGCTCTATTCTTTTCTTAAGGAAGAATGGAAAAGTGACTCAGCGTTAATTCCTTATGAATTTCCAATGGTGTCCATCACACCGGAACAGTTTGAATTCGTTGAAAATTGGGTTCCAGCTAACGACACCACGCGCAACCTTTTAAGATCTTGCGGCTGGCGAGAAATCACGGCGAGTGATGTGATTGAACGTGAATATATGGGCATAGTAAGCCTTGGTAACATCGATTCAGGTTCACAGCCATATTATGCCTTTAGCAGTGATTCGGCAGCCAACGACTTTGATTTTACTGGAATAGTAAATCAAGGTATCCAGACTTTTGGCGATGCTTCTAACGGTAATTTTGATAAGCGTGGCGACACGTTAACGCTATTTATCCGAACACAGGGCAATACTTACGGTTCGGCCACCTCAACGTCTATTGGTCTAACATCGCTAAACTATATCGCAAACCGTTTTCCTTTAGCGGAAGCAAGTGACTTGAAAATCTCTGCCAGCGACTCGGATATCCAAAATAACGCGCCTTATACGGGCATGGAGATTAGATTGTATCCTAGTACGCAGAGTCGGACGATCGGCGGAACTAGCTATAATTTCGGTGTTATTATTGACGGCAACAGCGGTACAGCCGAGCAGATTTATGAATTTGTCCAGTATCAACTGCGGCAAAATTCAGATATTGACGTTGACGCAGGCCCAGCTAATATAGGCAACTTGCAGGATGAGTTTTTGGGCTTTGTTGGCGATACGCTAAAAACCAAACTAGTTAATAACGGCGACGGTGGCGGAGGTGGTGTTTATATTGATTCTTTCAATTCTAACGACACTAACAGACTTGTTTTTACGGATTCGAGCGACACAGAAAGAACATTCCCTTTTGTATCGGCTGGTTCTTTGAATTTCAACAGCAACTTATCTGGCGATGCTGATGCAATCTACAGAATGTTTTTTACTACCGGCTTCGGCACTTCTAGCGCCTTACTTGTAAATGATAATTCTGGCGCGGCCATTTCCGGTAATATTTCCGGCAATAGTTCAGTAGGCTTCGATTTCGATTATGACGGTAACACGCAAGGCGGTAGAACTGCGGGGACAGATGCGGATGTGACCATTGTGGCTATTGGGCAAGATACAGCTCAATATGTACTTGCGACGGGTACTATCACAAGGGCAGTCGGCCAGAACATATCCCTAGTTGCACCGCTAGAACGTAACTATAGCAATCCATAAGGATTTTCGAATGGCTTTTAATTTACCGCCAGCGCAGTACCTAATGGCCAGTAACTCAAGCGTCAATAGGGGGTCGTTTGACGCAGCGTTTCAAACTGGGTTAAAAACTGGCGGCAACTTACCTATTACGACCAGTGGTACACAAGTCCAAAACAGTGGAGGAAACGAGGGTATTTATTTTGGCCTCAATTCCCAGAACAGCACGGCGGCCAAGAACGCTAGTATAGATACTAAAGTGTTGTTATCTTCCGTACAGTTTAACGCGCCTAACCGTATACAGGTAGGGACGTTAGCATCCAGGGGCGTGGTCGCAAGATTGACCTCGGGGAGCGGCGGCAGCGCTTATAGGGAGTTTAATATAGGAGGGAACGACACGCCATTCGCTGCGGCGCAAGCGGGGCCGGTTACTATTTGCTTAGATTTGAATGCCACTTCGACAGATGCGTCTAGCGGAACCTATAGCCCGGCGGATGTCACTGGTTGGGGGTTTGGCACTTTCAGACAAGCGCTTGTGGGGAACTCTTCCACCTTAGCATTCTTCCAACGAGTCTTCATATTTGATACAGAGAAAGGGGGAGTTAATTTACCCACTTTTACGGGGGCGAGTTCATTCGATGATGCTGTATTGGCCGTCCAGGGTACGTCCTACATTAATAAGATTGGCGCATGGTGTACAAAGTCAGGCTCAGCTATATTTCTACCGGCACCGTTTAGTATTGGTGACGGGTCAAGCGCCGTTGCTTTTGATGACGGTGGGGCAGCTATCATCAGCCCCGCCGACAATGCGCTTAATCAGGAGAATTTCAGGCTATCAAAACAAGCTATGCGGGTTTATTTAGATACACGCGATGACGTGGCGGATACTGCGGTGCTACGAGGGAGTTATTCGTGGGGAACAGCTGCGCCTTGGGACTTTAATATTAGCAATGCGTCTAGTTGCACCCTGTCAGGTTCTTTTAATGGTATGGGGGAGTTTACTTTAGGATCTAGCGTAACAGCAACGGGCTCTTTTAACCTGGCTACCGGGGAAGCTGTAATATGTAACGGGGCGAACATTAACGGCATTACAGTAGCGGGCGACTTACGCTTGCAAGGCGGTAGCGTGACCGCTCTCGATGGCATTACAGTAGGTGGTAAGCTTACTTTTGACACTGCGGGCACGTATACAATAGCAAATTCCAGTATTCAAGAAGTTGGAAACATATCAGGGGGCGCGGTCACTGTATTACTAGGTAGCAATTCCACTATTAATGTGAATAGCGGGCCTGATATAACTATAACTGCGCCACCTTCGGCTTTAAACCTTACAGGCTTACAGGCTAACAGTGAAGTTAGGGTTTACGATGCTGGGACAACAACGGAGCTTGCAGGCGTTGAAAATAGCGGGGCGACATTTACAGCTAATATTACAGTCAGTAGTGTTGATATTGTTATACACTCGCTTGGTTATATTTATCAGCGAATAGAGAGTGTTAATACTTCTTCAAACGTAACGCTACCTATTCAACAGCAAGTCGATCGAAACTATAGGAATCCTTAAAAATGCCAAGTGTTTCCTTTGATGGTCAGAATCTAAAAGTGCAATTGAGCGGCTCAGGTTCTTATGATACGCAGAGTGATATATACTCTGCCTGGAAAGAGTGGGTGGCTATTGGCGATAATGCTAAATATCCACCAGCATTCGACACAACTGGCGGCGATGCGACAGGCGGAGGGCAATCAATAGCGCCTTATTTTTTCTTGCGTAACGATCTAGGTTGGAAGGTTCGCGCACCTGAACAAGACGGCGAAGTGACGGTTCAGGGCAATCTATTCCCTAGAGACCCCAACCTTGCAACATTCGAGCAGGCGACGGGTTACGATGCGTTTATACGGCTTGAGGTGTCCACAAGGGCGGTCGTAGTTGAAACAGGAACCAGCGGTTTGACAAGTAGCGAGGCGCAAAGGCTTGCCGATATTTACGCGCGTTTAGATTTGAACACAGACACGCCAAACACCTACAGCAATGATAGCTCTAAAATAGAAAATGATAATTTTAGCCTGGTACGTTCAGATAACAATGATGGTACTTTCACGGTCAATAGAGAATGATCGGTTTAGGTTGGAACAACGGCAATCTATTTTTTATAGGTTGGTCAAAACCTGATATAATAGCAGATCACGCTTTACCTAGTGTTATAATGCGGATAGGCGAACAAGGGGGGAGAATGGCCGTTTCAGCAGATTGCAGGACTATGCTAATAACCAAAGATCATCGCGAGGTAGCCATCTTTAAAGATCATAGGGTAATGAACGTGCGCAGCGGCACGCGTATCATGCGTGTTACAGGTGGCAACAGGGTAATGAAGGTTAAAAAATGAGCGACTTTATAAACGACGGGCGAAGCATACCAATAGCACCACAGCCAAAAGATCCAAATTCAATATTGATTTATGGGTGCGACTGGGGCGCGTTCGGATGGCTCGATGAGGGCGAGACAATAACGGCATCCAGTTGGATAGTTCCAGCGGGGTTGTATAGTAGTTCAGAAAGCTTTACGGATAGTAAAACCTCTATTCTTTTAGGCGGTGGTGTGCCTGGCGAAGAGTATACGCTAACAAACAGAATCGAAACGAGCGCGGGACAGGTTGAAGATAGATCTATGATTATCAAGTGTGGTGAGAAATGAGAAAGGCCACAATTAGGCAAAAACTTTTTGCGCAAGAGTATTGCGCAAATGGCTATAATGCAACTAAGGCCGCACTTTCAGCGGGATATGCTGAAAAGAATGCAAGGCAATGCGCGTCAGCATTACTTAAACAAGGCCCAGTAATCAAAGAGATTGAGAAATTTAAACGAAAGATTGAGAAAAGGCATATGATAACAATTGACCAACTGATTGAAGAACTAGAAGAGGCGCGACAGATAGCGCTATCAGCCGAAACGCCACAGAGTTCCGCTGCAATAAGCGCTACAATGGGCAAGGCTAAGCTGTGTGGACTCGATAAGCAAATTATTGACCACCGTTCAAGCGATGGATCAATGACACCAAAACAATTCAATGATTTTTATGCTGAGTTTAAACCCGAATCTTAAAGAGTTTTGGCAAACAAAAGCCGATATTAAAATTTTAAAAGGCGGCAGGGCTTCGAGTAAAACTTGGGACGCGGCAGGCTTTGCTGTTTTTTTAGCGTCTACGTATCGAGTTAAGTTTTTATGTATGCGTCAATTTCAAAATAAAATACAAGAGTCGGTTTATGCTATTTTGAAAATACAGATCGAACGCTTCGGACTTTTAGATCAATTCGACATTCAAAAAACTGTCATTCGTCACATTATCACAGGTTCAGAGTTCCATTTTTATGGCATACACAGGAATATATCAGAGATAAAAGGTTTCGAGGGCGCCGACATAGGTTGGATTGAAGAGGGCGAAGGGTTGACGCGCGAACAATGGTCGATCATTGAACCAACATTAAGAAAAGAGGGGGCAGAGGCTTGGATTTTATACAATCCTAGGTTGGTATCTGATTATATAGAGACGTTCAAGCATGACCCTGAAAACGGCACAATAGTCAAGACCATTAATTACACTGATAATCCGTTCCTGTCTGATACCATGGTTCGTAAAATATCAAGATTGAAAGAATCAGATTTTGACGAATACGAACATATATACTTGGGCGTGGCTAAGTCTGACGATGAAGACATGGTTATTAAACGCTCATGGATAGATGCCGCTATCGATGCACATCTCAAACTCGATATTGATAGCGGTCAAGATTGTCAGATCGGTTATGATGTGGCAGACGGGGGGAGCGATTTATGCTCGCAAATATTACGACGGGGTATTGTTGCGCAATGGGGCGAACACTGGAAAGCCAAAGATGATGAACTTTTGGAAAGCTGCAAGCGGGTATTCAATACCGCGGTTAAATATAAAGCTAAAATAGTCTATGACTCAATAGGCGTTGGCGCTAGTTCGGGTGCAAAGTTTAAAGAGCTTAACGAACTAAGGTTAGAAAACGACCCGCTACACGTAAACGTTAACTATAGCAAGTTTGTCGCAGGCGGGGGCGTGGTCTCACCTGATGCGTTTTATGTGGAACCAGATACACAAAGCAATACTGTAGAAGATGGCGTAACAAACAAGGATTTTTTCGAGAATTTAAAAGCACAGCAATGGTGGAGCGTGGCAGACAGATTTAGAAATACGTACAACGCTGTTAATAAAGGCCACAGCTTTGAGGCTAACGAGCTAATTAGTATTAGCTCAGATATGCCGAACTTGAGCAACCTAGTAGCAGAATTAACCACTCCTAGGCGTAAATTTAGCAAGGCTGGTAAAGTGATGGTAGAATCTAAAGACGATTTAAAGAAGCGCGATATAGCGTCGCCTAATGATGCCGATGCTTTTATAGCAGCTTTCGCAACAGAAGAAGAAAGCGAGCGCTTCGGCTTAATATTTTAAAAGGGTGTTTTAATGTTTGGTTTATCTAAGCAAGAAAAAAAAGAAAGTTTAAATTCTAAATACAAAAGCGAATTAAAAGAGCTTTTAAATAATATGGCAGTCTCTTTAGATAATAACGGGCGTTCAATGGCACTATCTGGCGGTTATGATAATGCTGACACTTTACATAATGTTTATTCTGATTTCGGTTACCCTGTCTCGCTTACCTTTTCCAACTTTTGGAACATGTACCGCCGTTTCGGTGTTGCTGGTGCCGTGGTGGACATGCCGCCGAATTTATCATGGTTAATGCCGCCAAGCATTGAAGCAAAAGAAAGTTTTTTAAATGATTTTAATTTGTTATGTAAAAGAACCAATTTATGGAACAGATTAAAAGGTTTAGATAAACGTCAAAGAGTAGGTAGTTACGCTGGGCTATTCATCGAAGTAGCAGACAACAAACGACCATCTGAAGAAGTTGAAGCATTGAACGGCATAGGCCAGATACACAACTTAAAACCAATTTATGAGGGACAGTTGCGAGTATCTGACACTCAGCAAGACGTAACTAAGCCTTTTTACGGCGAGCCAACGATGTACGAATTTGTATCGTCTGGTGATGGTTCAAAAAGTACAGAGGATAATGCTAGTTTCCAAATTCATCCTTCTAGGTTAATTATTGCAGCCGAAGGGGCCGACGATGGTAGTATTTACGGGGTTAGCTCTTTAGAGAATATTTATAATGATCTTTTGGACTTGCGAAAAATAAGCGGCGCGGGTGGTGAGGGTTTTTATCAGAACACACGAAGCGCCCCAATAATAAAAGCGGTGGACGGATTCCAGGCCCCAAAATCACAAAAAGAAAAGGACGCGCTTGAACAGCAAATTGACGATTTCCTTGGAAAGTGGCAAAAGAAATTCGTTTCTAAGGGTTTGGAGTTTGTCTATCCGAATATTAGCCTAGATAACCCTAAAGAATTTGCTCAAAACTCTTGGAATAATATAAGCGCGGGTAGTGGTATCGCCTCGGCCATTCTTATGGGGCAGCAAATGGGCGTACGTGCCTCGGATAAAGATTTTGAATTATTAATGATAATGATCCAGTCACGGCGCGAAAACTTTTTAAACGAAATAGTCTCACAAGTTATTGATTGGTTTATAAAATACGGTGTTTTAGAAAATGTTGAATATGTCGTTGAATGGGGCGACATGAGCGCAGCAAGTGACGAAGCAAAGATTAAAATAGCTGATGCTATGGCGGGTATAAACGAAAAATCATTTCGCTCAGGGTTATCGGCAGTATATGAGGTTGACGAGGTGCGACAGGTGTCGGGCTTTGAGCAGTTGGATTATGAAATGCCTAGTGAAGATTTAGGGGGCTTTGATGATATTTAAAACAAACACAAAGCGCTTACCTGTACCCAAAAAAAGCCTCAGTGATCCGGCGATACAAGCAAGTAACAGAAGAAAAGCGACAGGTCAAACGAACAAGCGCATTAATGGCGCGGCCAAAGAGGTTGCATCTATATGGGCCGACGTTGAAGTTGAAAAGGTTAATGAAAAAGAGATTAAAAACAATTTCACTTTTTACGAATACCCTAATCAGGTTCCGATTACACAAGAAGAGATCAACACAATTGTTGATAAATGGCTAAACACCAAAGACGGCGCAATACCTTTCGCCTGGTATTTTTCAGAATATGATGAAAGCGCATTCGAGTCTAGTACGCGACAGGAAAACGAGTGGATAGCAGTGCTTGCGGCGGCCATTGTAGGGTTCACTCTATTGAGCGTAGAGAGTATATTTTTATCTGAGCGGTACAGAGTCACGTTAACAGCGATACAAACTGAGAATTACAGACTTTTTAAAAACCTTTCTAAAAAGACAAGCGAAAATGTGTATAGAGTTATTCAAGACGGCATCGCTTCGGGTAAAAGTAAAGCCGCCGTACGTAGAGATATAATGAACAGGTTTGAGATTGCCAAGAGTTCAGCAAAGAGAATCGTAGACACTGAAATCAACAAGGCCGCCAATAATGCAAGGATGAACATCATCAAGACTTACAACGATACAGGCGAGAATTTAGGAGTCATGCACATTTCAGCGTTATTACCTACGACTAGACCACAACACGCAAACCGACACGGTAAAATATACACAGTAGCGCAACAGACAAAATGGTGGAATGAAGGCGCTAACAGGATAAATTGTCATTGTTCAGTTAGATCAGCACCATTGACGCAAAACGGCGAGGTATTGAACAAAGAACAGCAGGCGCGAATAATTAAACAGGGCCGTGACTTCTTCAGGCGCTAAAGTTTTGAAACGTGTATTAAATAAGCTATAATTGAATTTGATTTTAAAAGAGCTTTTTAAATGAAAAAATTACTTTTTTGCACTCATAAAGTTAACAAGGCGAACATTAGGCGCGAATCTAGAGACGGGGTTGAGCATGTTGTTTTGACTTCGTACACGTTGCCGCCCAATATCGT